CTATTTCTGTTTCAATACCTTGCGGAATACTTCTTGTTGAAAAGTTTACGCTTGATAATTCAATTAAACTTAATGAAGTCCAATCAATATAATTTGATGTACTTTGTATTTCTAATGCTGGATTAAACAGAACAAGCATTTGTTCCATGATTTGTAATTTTTGATCTGTATTGGTTGACCAAATATCAGTCTTTACCCTTAAATTAAATGGCACAGGCATGTGTCTTTCGACCGTATAACCTGGTCCTTGATCTATTGTAGGATCTCCTGCTGAATCCTCATCTCTGGTTCTGATGTTCATTTTGCTTACGTGGGTTGGATTTTGTACCCTATCACGTGCATATTCTAAACCAGAAATATAACAGGCAATTCTAGGAGCAGAAACAATTTTATTTTCTGAATTATCTCTAATAATACTTGCAACCTGTCTTGTAAGATTTCCATAAGAAACCGGAACTTTTCTCAAAGTGCCAGCACCATCTTTGTAACTAAAGTTACTAAATGCCCTAATAAATTGTGTTACAAAGCGTCTTATTTGACCGTCATAAAAATGTTGCATGTAAATTATCCTAGTTGTTAACTATATTTATTACCATATTAAAGTGTAACTTTGCTAATAGCATCACTTTGTAAAGTACCTTTTGGCCATAAATTAAATGCTATACTAATACGATTGTTGCTATCCTGTACAGGAGTTGTATAATGTCGTAGATAACTAGGAAATATAATCATTGACTCTCCTGAAAAATTATAGTCCATTTGTTCGTTATTGTATGCATTTGATTTTTTAACATTAGGTGCTATTGTAGGACAAGGTAACGGAGATAAAAATGTTATCGGACTACCATTACTTCCGTATGGATAGTAAACTCCGCTTAACCAACTATTAGGATGCCAATGTGGTTTAATAAATTCATCTTTTACAAATCTATTAATCCATAGTCTTGACATTTCTAACTCAGTTTCGTCAAATCCTAATAAATCAAAAATTTCACTTTTAAAACTTAAAATTATTTCTTTAAGTTCGTTATATTCATCACCGCCTTCTAATCCTACTACTTGAGTAACCTCTTCAAAATGCTTAATAGTCTCATTAATAACTTTGTCTTTGTTTTTCCAAACAATTGGAGTCATAAAGATGGGAACAGAAAATGCTTCAAATCGTGTTAACATATACTTAATTAGTTAACGTAGATTAAGTGTTGTCTGCTTTTGGTGTAAGTGCTGTGCTTAATGATTGTTTTTCTTTAACCGTTTCACCATTAATTTGATTGGTGTTAGTATTATTAACAAACGTACCAATTTGATTTTTAGTATCATTACTGCTAGGCGGTACGGTTCTTACATTATCGTCGACCTTAACCCAACGATTGCCGTCATATCTAAATAATCTATTTGGTGAATAGTCTGTGCGTAGGTAAAAGTCACCGTCTGATGCACCTAGTGGAAATTGAACTCCAAATCCATATGGAGCACCATTCGGCGGCATTGCATTACTGGTTAAGTAGCCAACATAATATTTCTTTTCTGCTGTATTTAAAACACCTGCCGCCTGTGTGCTAACATCACCCGCTTCATCTGTTGGAACAACAAAATACTTGTCTGTGTCATATCCTGTTAAAGGAACATCTTCTTCTGCTTGAGCAAGAACCGCTTCATTAATTTGCATTTCTTTTTCATATGTTGACATAATATCACGCAATGAACTACCATCGCCTGCACCTGCATCTTTATCTAATATTTGTTTAAATTCTTGGCTATCTACTAACGGTTTACATTTGCATCTTAATAAATGCGGGTACCAAGTTTGTGAAAATCCTTCAGCACTTCTGTTAACATCTTCGATAACATAGAAACGTTTTAGTGCTATGCTAAAGTCGTTAAGAGCATACTCGTCTTTTAGATGAGGAAGTTCTAAAACATCACCGCTCATTAATTTTCTACCAAGTGTTTCGACACTAGAATTTAAATGAAAGGTTATAAAAACCGTGTCATTTTGTAAAAACATTCCAAATTGTGAAAGGTCAAAATCTATATCCTGAACATTATATATTCCTCTAGTAACATATACATCATCAGAATATTTTCTATCTCTATTTTCTAGAAATAACAAATCTTGTATTTTAGTTTCGGGTATATCGTTAGTTCCTCTTGGCTGGCTAGGAGTAGCCTTATCGCCTGGATCAACAGGACCTAAATATTTGTGTATAAAAATGTCTGTACCGCCGACCTGAAATGCTTCATTAACGTTTCTGTCAATAAAGCGATAATCTGCGGATTTCTCTGGTTTATATAAACTTAATCTTGGCATAGTAATTGTATTTATTGGAAAGACTCAACATAAATACTAACATGAGCACACAATTAGATACAGCAAAACAAAACCTATTCAACTATGTGCGTACCATGCTTGGCGATGGTATGATCGATGTTGAACTCGACCCTAACCATTACGAAGTAGCACTTGAAAAAGCACTTGGCAAATATAGACAACGTGCAGAAAACGCAGTTGAAGAATCTTATGCAACACTAGAACTTCAAGAAGATACCAATGATTATATTCTTCCAAATGAGATTATGGAAGTACGAGAAGTATTTCGTAGAAGCATTGGCTCACGCACAGGCGGCGGCGATGGAGGAACAATTTTTGAACCTTTTAACCTAGCCTACACAAATACATATTTGTTAAGTTCAACACAGATGGGCGGGTTAGCAACATACTTTGCATTTGCTGGATATCAAGAACTAGTAGGTAAAATGTTCGGATCATTTATTAATTTTAAATTTGATCCAGTGACTCATAAACTAACAATCTTTCAAAGACCGAGAGGAACTGAACCGGTTCTTCTACAATGTTATAATCAACGTCCTGATTTTAATTTACTTGCAGATCCTTATGCAGGACAATGGCTCAAAGATTATACCTTAGCAACCTCAAAATACATGCTCGGCGAAGCACGTGGTAAATTTGCCACAATTAGTTCTCCACAGGGTGGAACATCACTAAACGGTGATGCACTAAAAGCAGATGCCCAAGCAGACATGGAGAAATTAGAGCAAGATTTGGCTAATTATGTTGATGGTTCTAAGCCATTATCATTTGTTATTGGCTAAAAATAACTTGACTTTTTTATTCTAACAGCATATAATAAACTTTTACATGGGATATATAAACTTACTATGATTATTGGTTTCGTAGGCCTGATTGGCTCTGGAAAAGATACCTGTGCTGACACCCTTGTTAGTGAAGGTGGGTTTAAACGTGTTAGTTTTGCTACTACCCTTAAAGATGCTGTATCGGCTGTTTTTGGTTGGGATAGAGAAGCACTAGAAGGAAACACAGAAGAGTCACGTGCATGGCGTGAAGAAGTGGACGAATGGTGGGCAGAAAAACTAGATATGCCAAAACTTACTCCGCGTTGGGTATTACAATATTGGGGTACAGATGTCCTACGCAAAGGCTTTCATGATGATATTTGGATTGCTAGTTTAGAAAGCAAACTGCTACAAATGAAGCAGGATGCTGTTATTAGTGATGTGCGTTTTCCTAACGAAATTAAAATGATCAAAAGACTGCGTGGTAAAGTATACCGTATCAAACGTGGGCCTGATCCTATATGGTTTGAAGACGCTCTTAGACAAAACGAAACAAACAAAGAAGCAAGTAAAACTAAAAATATGATTCTTGTTAACAAAATGGCCGAACATCATCCGGATGTACACGTAAGTGAATATGCTTGGGTTGGTGAAAAAGTAGACGATACAATAGAAAATGACGGTACTCTAGAAGACCTAAAAAATAATGTTAGAAGTCAGGTGTTAGGTCTCCCTGCTTCCAAGTAGATCCTTCTTTTTGTAAAATTCTTTGACAATTAGCACAAATAGTTTTTAAATTACTGGGCCTAACATTGGTTAGTTTTCCATCTAAATGAAATACGTTAAACTGCTCTTTGTGTTTGCTTGAGAACCCGCACTTGTCACACTTGCTTTCCATACGATATCCAGATTGATACCAATATGGTATACCAGGTGTTGACCCTGTTGTACAGCGTTCACATTTGCTTCTATAATAGGTCTTTTTACCTTTATAGTAATTAATAGCAACGGGCCTCTTTTGGCATTGTTTACATAGTGGTCTGCTCATATAGTGTATTTATCAACCCCTTTTCAACCCCTTTTCTTAACTATAATTAACCTCGTTTTTATGAATATATTATAAATACATATGAATTGAAATAAAGGAGTTATAACATGGCACTTTCATCACCAGGTATTGAGGTAAAGGTAATAGACGAATCGGTCTAT